CGCCTTGCAAACCTGTTGGGCCGGTAGCGCCTTGCAAACCTGTTGGACCAGTAGCACCTGCAACACCAGTAGCGCCTGCAACACCAGTAGCGCCTTGCAAACCTGTTGGACCAGTAGCGCCGGCAACACCAGTAGCGCCTTGCAAACCTGTTGGACCAGTAGCACCTGCAACACCACCAGTGGCGGCGTACACGTTCATGAACCGAGCAATTACGTCCGCAGAAAAATAAGGCGGTAAAGAACCAGCTAAAGCGTCAGGCAGCGGATGTAAAATTGGCCACCCGTTTTTTACCTCAAATAACAGCCCTTCACCGTCTGGTATACCGCCTTCCCCCGCTGTGTCCGGGTCAAGTAACGTGTTTTGTCTGTTTTCGTCTTCGAGCGTGCACTGCACTACGTCGGCTGTTTGCGACGCAATATCAACAATTTTTAAAATGCGTCCTTGTCCGCCGGTAATAACATAATCACCAACTTGAACGTCTAAACCTGTATAAAAATACGGCGTAGGCGTTTCTGGTGAGCCGTGCGTTTGCGCTGTTAAATACAGCGTTGACGTCCAGCGATACGGGTAGCCGGACCAAATGGCGTCATCCGACCACGCAACAGCCGGCGCGGTATCCGCCAGCAAAAGGCGTAAGACTTTAGTGGGGCGAAAAGCCATCTTGTGCGCCCTCGGCTAAAAAAAACACACAATGCGCGCCGTGCCGCCCGAATCACAGCCGACAACAGTATTCGACACGCGAATTTTAAACGCGGTTGTTTTTGTTGCGTCAGCTGTTGTCAATTCATTTGCCGCCGTCGGGTATCGGGCGCGCCACACATCGAGCGCGGCGGTGTAGCCCCAATAGGTAACATCTTTTACTGTTTTATTGACGTTGTGCGTAACTGTTATATCGTTTGACGCGATCGAATATGCCCACCCAGACGGAAGTCCGGTTACTGCTGTTGGCGATGCGCCCGTGTAAAGTACAGTAAATTCAAAAGTTGAATTATCGCCAGCAGGACCTTGCAGCCCCGTTGCGCCGATTAAACCACTTGGTCCGGCAGGGCCAGTAGCGCCTGTCGAACCCTGCGGACCGGACGGACCTGTTGCGCCAGTTACGCCAGTAGCGCCAACATAACCCGGCTCGCCGCGCAAACCAGATGGACCCGTAGCGCCAGCGATTCCGGTTGCACCGGTTGCGCCAGAAAGGCCGGATAAACCAGATGGCCCCGTAGCGCCAACTATTCCGGTTGCGCCGATTGCGCCCGTGGGACCGGCCACGCCTGTTGGCCCAGTCGCGCCGCGAAGCCCGGTTGGTCCGGCAGGGCCAGTCGCGCCAATAGACCCGCTGCTGCCAGCAAGATCAATAATAGCGCCGATAGTCGTGCGCTGTGTTGCAGGTTGCGTTGGGTTTTGCGTATCAACAATCGGGACAATATCGTTGACCGACGGATTCTGCTTTTCTGGCAGGGCGGAGATTTTTTTGTTGGCCATTGCGCGCACCTAGTTCAGTATTGATCGTCGTCTTCATCTGATCGCGGCCGATGCTTACGCTTTTTATCGTGTTTGACGCCCTCAAGATCGTCGGCCGCGCGCGCTAACCATTTTGCTAACTTTCGTGCGTCAGCAGGGGATAACAAAGGTAGTTGCGGACCAAAAACATCAACGACAATTCCTGCCTCGGTATAATTTTCAGCGTCCCAGTCTCCCGCTTGAAAACTTACCGTAGGCGCGTCAGCCGGCGATTTAACAGCGGACACATTCTTAAATTCTATGTGATTTGGCTGATTGATAACAACTGTGGCCACGTAAATTATTCCTCCTGCAAATCATCAACAATCACAGGGGTCATTTCGCTGGCGCGGAACGCCACAAATTTTCCTGTGTAATACTCATCGGCATCGTCGCGCGACAAACCGTCGGCGAGAAGTTTGGCATAAATTTTTGACCGGCTATAAACCGCAACAGGCCCATTGTCAGCGATATAACCAAGCCCGATCAAAGCGCTGTCCATATTGTCCAGCAACACTGCTTCGGGATTTGTGTCGGCAAGTTCGGCTAAAACTCGTTGCGCGTGTGTGTGCATTATTTAGTTCCGTTTTGAACATCTTCCAGAAATAAGATAGCAATATCGCTGGCGCGGCGATATCCCTCCCTGACCCCACGTTGATATTCAGGGTGCCCGGGCGGACTGTTTTTAGCCGTCATGTCAGCAATCGTGGCCAACGCCGCAATAAACCTGTTGCGCAGCAGTCGGTATTCGGGCGAGTTAAAGATTATCGCCCGGTCAACAGATTTCGTGGGGGCGCATATATCCGCAGCTACATCAAGCTGAAGGCCCATGCGCTGTAATGCGCTCGTCGCCTGCGCCAAATCGTCGAAGTCTCGAAACGCCTGCGCTGTCCGCGGCACGTACTTTTGCGCCAGCCGATGAAGCAACAAACAAATGTTCGCGAGCGGAGAAAGCGCGAAGGCAGGCTGCGCGTGTTTACTTCGCTGCGCTCTATTTTTTGCTAGCCCCCGAACTTTTTTAACAAATTGCTCGCGATCTGATTTCTGCTGCACAACATCAAACTGAGATGCGGCATGTAACATGCGGATCCTTTCACATTAGGTATGAACAGAGCGGCGACGCGATACCCCGGAAAACAGCCGGTAGATTTCGTTGTGCGTAATTTCAACGTCTTGGTCGGCGTTGATGTGGTGCACAATACTGGCGTGGGGTCGGTGCGCGGCGTGCGTTTTGTACGCGGCACGCATGCGGTGCTGGTCTTCGATGCACCGCCGCTCATACCTGTCAGCCGGACCGTCTGGACGACGCTTGCGCACATTTTCTGGCGCAATGTCCATAAGAAAACAAATGTCGGGGCAGACGTATGACGTTTCACGGAAAATGTTCACAATAAGATCAATCGAAACGTTGTTGATCTCGCCCTGATATACCAGCGTCGACAAAAGCCAACGGTCGCAGATGACGACATGGTTAGCTGCCATCAGCTCTTGTATGCGCGCCGACAGCTCGGCACGCGCAGCAGAAAACAACAACATCTGCGCAGCCGGCGAGATCGGCTCGTCGTTGTGCAGCAAGATTTGCCGGATGGCCGTTCCGATGCTGGTCGTGCCGGGATCGGCAACGAGCGTCGCGGTGATACCATCTTTGTTCAACCGCTGACACAACATGCGCGCTTGCGTTGTTTTGCCGGCGCCATCAATCCCCTCAAAACAAACAAACACAAAAGTCCTTTCGATTAGCGGCCCGTGATCTGAAAGCTCGGCGCGTCGCCCTGTACGGGTTTTGTTATCTTTGATTGCGTGCCGGTAATGCTGACTTCGCCGGGGACGGGAATGATAACTTCCGGGGCGGGTTCAAATAACAGCAGCTCGCTGCCGTCGGCGAGCCTAAGTGCCAGCCCGTTTGGAGTGTGACCTACGCCCACAACGCCCTTAGACGCTAACCACGTGGCCGCGTATTCGCAAAACGTGCGCAGGTGCGCAGCTTCCAGCGTCGGGTTGTTCGCGGTGTAGTCTTCAAGAATCTTTGTCAACACTTCGCTTGCGGGCATAGCGCACATCCTTTTTCTTTTTACTTGGAACGGGTTTAGCTTTTTCTGCTTTTTCAGCTTCCGCGGCGGACGCTCGTATCCCGGTTGTATATTGGGATACGAATTTGTCAAACTTAGCTTTTTGCCGACAATCCTTAATCGTTTGACTGATATCGCTGAGCAGGTTGCGGGCGGCGTGCACATACAAACGCAAAATGTAATAGCGACTGGCAGCATGAATCGCCAGTAAGTCGCCGTCTAATTGCGTCAGCATTTTTTTCGCTTTTGGTACACTCGGCATGCCGGATGTCTTCAGCATGGTTAAGATATCTTTGGCGGTGCAGAGAATGTCCGCCACGACGACAATCTGCGCACCGACAGGGCTTTGGCTCAGCCGCCCGCGAAACTCCATGTCGCGTTTCGTTTCTACAAGCCGAAAATCTCGGCTAATGTCGGCTACCATGGCCGCAATCTGCACCGTGGTAGTTTCCGCAATATGCTCAAACGCGCAAGCACTGACGTTGAGTACATCGTGAAGCAAGGCTGCCTGAATAATTGAGGCGATGCTTTCTTTTGTGTCATCTGGTAGATAGTCGGCGCGAATGTCCTGATACAGCTTTTGCGCAATTGTCTCCGACTGATACGCCACGTTTTTACAGTGGTCAATCAGTTTCGTGCCGGTGGGCGTCTGGAGGTCGCGGTAATGCTGCGTTGCAAACTCTAGCGTCTGTTGAATAGAGGATCCGTCCTGTTTTTTCATGGCATCTCCATATGCCGCTATACAAGCTTTAGTAATGTCTGCCACCCCATTTCAAACGCTTTGCGGCGGGCGGCCAGATTGTAATTTACGCGTTTGTTGAGGTTATCAATGTGCCCGGGTTCAGCGATGAGGGTCTGCAAAACGATGATGAGTTTTTCGTAGTCAGGGGCTGCGTGTGGTACGCCATTTTCGTCGTAGTCCACGCGCGTTTTTACAAGCACGCCGTTTGCGTCTTGATACACGAAATCCGTCTGCGGCGACAGATTAAAAGAAAGAACCGGCGTGCCGCAGCTGATAGACATTAGGCTGCAAAAGCCATAATTATCGCACTCGGCCGGAAATAGTGTTAAATCATGCGCGGTGTACATTGCCGGGCGCTTAATCAGCGGCACATTGCGCACCAGTTTTACGCGGTTATCTGTTTTTCGGCCGAGCGTCTGGAAAAACTTTGCCACAGATGGCGCAAAACGGCTAGACGTAATCGCAACCGTGAGTTGCGCATCTGGCATGCGTTCCAGCAGATATCCAAGCAGGCCAAGAAACTGACTGTGTGCGCAGCGGGCATTCCGGTCAAACCACGGCAAAAATATCTTAATTTGACGTCCGTTTACTGACTTTGTTTTCTTCGTGGCTGGCAGCCCGACGTCAAACGGAATTAGCGTAACGTTTTTGAGCTTGTAAACTTTTGAAAACAGTTCGCGCGCCTCGGCGTTTAGTGCCACAACGTGATCAAAACGCTGCATGACTTTTCTGAACGGCCGCATTAGTTCTTGCCACATAGGAACAAGAATCGTGCGAACGTTCAGCCGGCGTGTGTAGTTCAGCGTATCTATCTTGGGCGGGTGCGTCCAGAGAATTGTGTCGCACGTCTTTGCCCAGTCCGTGAACGAACGCTTTTTCTTGTGCACTACCGTTCGATCATAGTGCGTGTTCAACTTCGCCGGCTGCGTGTTTGAGTAGATCGTCGCCGTGACACCTTGAGTGCGCAAAAAGTCGGCAAGACGAACAGCAAAGTACGCTTCGTCACAGTGGGCGTAATGTGTGTATATGCCGATCCGCATAACTCATTGCGCCGGGGCGCCTTGGCCGTACTGTTGCGCCATTACCATGGCGCCGCCCTGCGACCGGGCCTGCTGGCGAATGTCGTCGATAATGCTCGTGACCAGCGCGTGCATCGTCGAGTCGGATCGCTTGAGCTTGATAAGTTCTGAGTCTTTAACGGACTCAGGCATTGACAACAACTGGTTCGCAATCAGCTGCGCCTGTTGTTGCAAATCTTCTGGCGTACGTGGCACGTTGGGCGAGTTCTGCCGCTGCGCCAAGAACTGATCCACGGGACTAGGCATTTGACCGGGCATACCGCCGGCAGGCGCAGCGGGCTGGCCTCCGCCTTGTGCCGGAGCGCCTGTGGCGCCGGCGCCCGTGTCGCCAACGCCGGACATCATGTCGGGCGCTTGGCTCATGTCCTTCATTTGCTGCGCCTGCTGCATCTCCGCCTGCATGCGCTCTTGCTCTTCAGCGTAGATCTTTTCCTCTTCGAGCATCTGCTTGATTTCGTCTTTGTAATCCAGCCCAACGCTCGCGAGGCCCGTACTCTTGCTGATCTGCTGACCCTGCATGAGCTGCAGCTTCGCCATCTGCCGGTTGAGGTCGTCGGCGTGTGTGACGCGCACAAGCTTGGCGCTCACCGGCTCCCACGACATAACGCGAGAAAGCGAGGACACCAGCTCGTTTAAAAACAGATTCATGTTATGTGGCAGGTGGCTCCAGTTGGCTTCGAAGAGCCTGAGCGCGGCCGGAGCCGCCTGCAGCGTTAGTGTGCCATTAAACAGCTCGACGGGCATGCCGATGCACTTGAGCAGGGTATCAAGGCCCTGTTCGAGAAGGTCGCGCGGGGCGAGCTGTGTCGCGTCGCCGCCGAGTGCTTGATAGTTCACGGGGAACGGCAGCACGTTCCAGCGCGCCGGATCTGTCCTGCGCGCGCGAATCATCGCGTTTACGCGGGCACTAAAACTGGACAGGTTAATTGTGTGTACGGGATCGGACGATTGCCCGTCGCCGCCGCGGGGCGCGGGGGTAATCACACGGAACGGGATAACATAATCCAGCGCCACGGCTTCGTTGTAACGCTGCAGAATCTGGTAGTACCACGCTTGACGGAAGTTTGCCAAGATGCGCGAAATACCCCAGCCGCGGTTTCGCATGCCGGCCAGCGCGTCTTCCTTGAGGTGGAAAATCACGCCCTTGTCAAACATCAGGTTCTTGCCATCTTTGATCGCTTGTATCACTTCCCAGCTGGCGCGCTCAAGATGATGTAGATGACCCTGCTTAATCAGCGTGCGATAGTCTTCAGGAATCTTCCACACGTATGAGCACTCGCCCGTATACGGATCCCAAAGGATGTCGATCTCGTGCGGGCTCCACCTTTTGACGGCCATATGGCCTGTATCGCCGCTTCGTCGGTCGATGTGCTTCCACGGGCCGACGTATTTACAGCCCGGGCAGGTAGCGTGGAATTGAAAGTTTTGCCATGAAAACGCGCACGCAGCCGAGTTCACGACCCGATCGAGCGGCATTTCAATTCCGCATTTCGGGCAGAACAAGTAGCGCCGAAAAGGAACAATCAAGCTGGTAAACGAGTTGCCGTAGGTCATGTAATCCATGCCTACAGTCTTCAGCACGTTCTTAATGCTAAGCGTTTCGGATAAGAAGGTCTCGTATTTTTCTTTCTCTTCACGGCCGGTTTTATTTTCGCCGATATCTTGAATTTCAACGTCAGTAATAAAGTACGACACGACGCGGTCAATAGCCTGCCGATATGGGCCATTAGCGTTCATAATGTATTCAGACCAGCGCAACGCCGTCTGAATGCTCTCCGGCATCGACAGGCTGGCGACGTCACAGAACGGGTCAGGAAACCGCTCGTCCGCCTGTACGCCGCGGCCGAGCGAGTTGTATCCCATTGAAGCAGCAGGTAGGAGCGTCACAATCGCCTCGTATTACTTGGTGACGTTCTGCGCTGTTTCCGCGGCACGCTTGCGGAAATCACTATCCAGCTCTTTCACCTGCGCCTGCTTTTCGGCGGCCTTGGGCGCTTCGTCGCTCTCGGGGGGCGTAATGCCGGCTTTAATGACGCCACACTTTTCCATGTTTATGCCTCGTCGTAATTCGCCCGAAGGGCCCGCTCAACGAGTAAAATGCAATACTCGCGGTTATCATAAACATACTGAAATCCGGTCGTATGAACAAGGTATAACCGGCGGTCGTCGCTGATCTGGACGGCCCACGGACGCTGATACGGGTCATTTGACGGCGGAAACCAGCGTGCCGCATTTTGTTCAAAACGCAAATCGTAAACAAGAACGATAAACCCGTTCTCTTCAATAGTGTCGGGAGAGACCTGCGCCACCGAAACAATAACGTCGTGGAAAAATGCCGGGACCGTGCCGATTCCCTCTTTTTCAAAGTACACAAGCTTTTGCGGCGGGCCGGATTTGTGCGCCGGCGATACGTTTGCGGGGGTAGAACTCGTGCTCTGTTTCTTCAGACCGAAAGCCGCCATGGGGCTGTAATTCCTGTCAATTTTTTCAATCGGCGGAAGCATGGGTTGCTGCGTTTCATCGGCTAACTCTTGCCGCAGCGCCTCGGCGTCGGCGAGCATGGCGTCTTCTTCCTCAACCGCCGGGGGTGGGGGCGCCACCACTTTTCGGGGGCGTGTGCTAGGTACCCGCTGTACGCCTGCTTTTTCCATTTTTGCTAACTCTTCAAAAACCATAGCTGCTCGCTCCCGTACGGCATTGATATCATTACCCGGAATTGCTGCGCGCGCCGCCGACATTGCCCGCTCGACGGCTGGCGCCGTCATGTTGTCCAACGTCAGTCCGCCGACATTTGAACCGTTAGGGTCCACCACATTGATTTTGATTTTGGCGCGGTCGTGCGGATCGAAGTTAATGGGTATGCCGCCCGGAGTTGCTGCGGCCACAATAACGCCCTTGAGCGCTTTGCTGCCGCGCATAACATCAAGCATCGAGCGCCCGTTTTCCATGCGCTCCTGTGCCGGATCTCGGTAGCCTGACATAAAAGCTCCAATAGCTAAAAAAAGGGGGCAACGGAAGGCCGAAGCCTAAACGTTGCCCCCGAACGATTCTGGGGTCAAATCAGAGCACACCGCGTACAGCTGTGTTTTCGGTACGTGAAAATACAGCCGGCCAAGGGGTACCCCGCCGCCACACGCTACTTTGACATGCTCCTCAGTCGGCAATACTTCTGCGAGTATTTTGCCAGAAATGAGCTGTGCTACCACCAAACCAGTGTCAGCGTTCTCGGGGGAAAACGGCAACGTACGAGGAGTCTCGTCGATACCGAGTAACCACGTTAACGGCTGCGCGGCGGGTTCGATGAAATAGCGCATGTCAGACTAACGTCGGGTCGGCGCTTTCTGCAGGGGTGTGAAACTTATACGTCGTCTTCTTTGGAACAAAGTCGACGGGGGCCAACAGTTCTCCGACATATGGAAATGGCGTCTCTTGCCATTCCGATGCCCGATTTACCTGAATAGCGCTGAGTCGACTCAGTACTAAAGGTTTATCCGGGTTTGTCACAGCTGTAAATAGCTCTTCGTCGGTCGCCTCGCGGCTGGCCCGTTTTGAAGCCTGCATCCGCAGCATAGTAGCCGTAGTCGATGGCATCTGCTCGATAGCCACCTTAACATCAATCGTCGCCATCAGCGGGGCGTCGGGCTCCAGCAGCGCATCACACATTTCCTCGTACGTCGGCTTGATTTCGCCAAGTTCGGAGTACATCGCGCTGATGATATCGTCGACAATCCACTGCGGCATCCCCTCTGCGCTTTCGAGTCCGTGCCGCGCCAGAATCTTACTGGCCGGATTCGTAAGCGAGACCGTCAGATCTTTGACGGCCCCAAAGGGGTTTCTTTCAAAATCGCCCAACACAGGCGAAAAATCTTCCAGAGCAGCGTCGTGCCTAATTGCCTTGGAAACTTCCTTGGCGTCCTCGGGCGTCAGAGCGGCAACATTGACGTACATCTTGTTACCGATCTGCCGAATCATATTATCTCGCAGCTTGCGCCGATACGTCTCAACCAGTTCCGACGGGGCATTCTGAATAGCCAAAGCGGTCAACTTATCCTCGTCGACCCGCACATGGTTATTTACAGGAATGTACACCGTCGGCCAGCGGCAGGGCAGAAAACTGACCTGCTCGCCGCGCTTATCGGCAAACCCGTAGTCGCAAATTTTGTACAGAAGATCGCAGCCTCGTTTGGCGTTCAGGCAATGCTTCTGTTTGCGGCTACATAACTGCGTACCGAAACCCTTGTAAGAAATGGGCGCTCGGAAGTCCCATTTACCAAGCGTTTCGAGCACTACTTTGCCGGAGCGGTCTGCAATCGGTACGACGACCGACAGATTAAGCCCGGCATTTTTCGTTACTTCAAGCACAACGGCTGACGGACGGACCCAGTCACCAAATCGACGATAGGGCGTACTGAAGTTTCGTTTTTCACCGGCGAGCCAGTGAACGGCCACGAACTCCTCGCAACGCGCAGCTACCCGATCGAACGATTCGATGATCTTTGCCTGTGTCTTCGCGATATTCACAATTTACTCCTTTATTCAAGTTACCTTCCTTGACTTTGTTTCGGTCAAAGTGTTTCGACGAGTATTGCGACCACTCCCGCGGCGTCACGACAATTTCTTCGTATTCTCCGTACGAATTCTTGTCGTAAAACTGCACGAGCGTCCTTGTTACATCGAGAACTTCCTGTCTGCGAACAGGGCGTCCTTTGAACCGAATGACATCACGCAAACATGATCCCCCCCTTTGCAGCAATATTACTGCGACTATGAACTCCGACCGCGCCAACGCTAAAGCGCGGTACAATAAATATGCCAGCTTATGCTGAAAAATTTAGTTCAGCTGTCTGGGTCTGGCAGAATGTTATCGAAGACGTTGAGAGCGTTGTCGTCTTCGTCAGAAAAAAAGTCGCCTGTATTTACAGACGATTTTTGCGCGCCGGGCGTTTTAATTTCTGGCGGCGCTTCCAAATGAATCGGGTCAAACCCGAGATAACCAGTGTCGTCTGGCTCAAGACTTTCTTTCGGAATGTCGAAGAGCGGGAGATTACCCCACGGAGTCAGCAAATGACGGAACGGCGGTTTAGATATGTTTAACCGGATGCCCGCAAAACTGAACACCGTAACGTCATGATCGACAAGAGCTTTGATTCGCGCAACCAGCTCGTCTCGTGTGTCAAATGACTCGACGCCGAGTTCTCCGTCCGCGCGCAACACCACAGCATGGTAGCCGCCGACTACGTCGTCCACGGTTTTTTCTTGATTGGTTTCCTTGCGCTCTTCTGTCATTATTCATCTCGCATGTCTAGCGGATCTTTTCCGGTGAAGCCGCCCAAAATACCGGCCGCGTGAATACTGTGAGGGATCAAATTTGGCTGCGCGGTACTAACCTTCCGAACGATTGCAGGCGCGTTCCATTGCGGCTCTAAATAAACCACAAACGAATTCGACATCACACCGATAACCGTGACGTCAAGAAACTGGCCAATTTTTGACGTAGGGTCAGGTACGCTAACAACGTGCAAAAACGAGTTTGCGAACAGCTTAGCTTTCGGGGCTGAATACGCGATACCGCCAAGAAATTCAAAACACTCATCTTTCCGGCGCTGGTCGATACAGTAGACCCGCTTGTCCCAGTTAATCGTGCGTTGTCGACCGGGCGCCGGCATCGCGCCAAAACCAGAAAAAAAGTACTCACCTTCGCGCGCGAGGTCGACGTAAAAGGGCCGCAAATCTTCTGACTCTGCCGGAAACCGCGCGTCAAACTCGGCGACCGGGTCGCGGTCAAAGCCGCCATGGGTAAACAATAGCGCGGCTGTAAATAACACAAGCGGATTTTCTCGCTGGTGCAACGCGTCAGCGCACGACAGCGCGGCAACTTGCTCGACGACCGAGACGGGCTCGACTTTCGTAAACGTCTCTGGCCGCGTCATGGCGTCACTTTTTTGAGTGCGACAACCCAGCGTTTGTTGTCTGAATTAACAGCAGCAAAACGAACGCCGCGTCGACCACATTGTCGATACCTGTCGACTTGTACTTAGTGGAATCAAAAGCAGCACCAAGAGATTTATTGGCTGCCGCAATCATGTCTTCTTTACTGGACTTGCCGTTGCCCGTAGCAAACTTCTTAATCGTACTGATAGCAAAACCAGTGGCGATAAGATCGGCTTCCTCGGCCCACGTGGCCACAGTCACCTTCATGCCGCCAAGCACTTCAGAAGCAGTAGCAACACGGGACAAAACCGCGGGAATGCCAAATTTCTTGTTAACAAAAAATTCGCGGGGCGGCGTGTACTTTACGTCTTCGTAGCCGACGACGTCTGGATCCACCGTATTCAAAAACGCGCGGAGCCGAACAAACCGCGAGGCACCAGATTCCAATCCCTGCACCGACAAATCCCACTGAAAAAGCTGAAGCTTTTCCTGCAGCATCTTTTTCCCGGGGATGAAATCATAAACAGCGACACCACAATTGCTGCCCAAGTCGAGCCCAAGAAAACGGATCGCGTCTGCCGGTTTTTTCTCCAGCTTGCCCCCAAACTGCTTGGGGTCTTTGTACATCCTGTACTTAGGCACGCGCAACTCCTAACTATTTTGGTCCCGGGTAGTCGGTCTGTTTGGACGACCAAGCAATCAACCGTTGCCACCATGTACGCGGCGGTGGTTGCTCGGCTGCCGCTGCTTCCTTGGCTTGATAAGCAAGCACTTTATCTTGAGCAGCTTGCAGCTCCTTATACACCACGTTGAGGCGCGTCTGCAAGACATCGTTCATCATTTTCAGATGCTCAGCCATGAAGTTGACGTTATACGTCGGCGTGCCGTTGCGCGCTGCGAACTCTACAACCGTCGCGGCAAACCGCGCCATACCGGCCGCTGCCGGCGACTCTTCGCCAACAACGGAAACCTCGCGCACGCCTTTAAACCACGCGGCGCAAAACACCTCGCCGATCGCCGCAAACAACGCTAACCGCACGGGATATCTAAATGAAAAGAAATCACGCCGATTCAACGCCTGCTCGAACGTCTTGACTGGGTCTGCGCCATTGACAAAGTCGCGCTGGGCTGCGGCAAGCGCCTCGGCAATCTTGACAATTTCATCTTGCGAAATGTTGTGCTGCACGTACCAGTCGGCTGCTTCATCGGTGCGTGCCGCAAAATCAAGATTCTCAATCGCGCGCACCATGAGCGTCGGCGTGATGTACGCGTAATCGCGTTCTGGGTTGTATAGCGGCCCGCTATCGCCTTTCTGACGGTATCCAATACTGCCCATAAAATTCCTTTCTTACTGGGCGGCTTCAGCATGCTGCGCCGCGTGATGACGGCACCGGACGCACATTTGACTGCTGTCGCCGGGATCAAAAAACCTATCGGTTTGACACGCCTCGCAGTAACGAGTTACGTATGTCTTTGCGTGCGTAGCAAACTGACACTGGTCCTGCCCCAGCCAACAATGAATACACGCGTGCTCGTAGTTTTCGGGGCATGGCCGCGCGCGGGTACGCACTTCGATCCGGGTGCGGTTGTGCTGAAACATGCTGCTGCTGACGCTGATCGTGGAGAATGACGGCGTCTCGCGACTCTTGGCTGCCTCCACATGCGCAAAGAACAGCAGGTCAACAAAGTGCATTGCGGTCGTAAAAGCGTAAGCGCCCCACGGCGCCGAAAAGCCCATAACCTGCGCAATCGCATAACAGCTGTTCTGACTAAAAAATTGCGTAAATTTCATCGGGCACGGTGAACCAGCAACCGCGCGACAATCAAGTAAATAGCCGGGTTTGTTCTTACGGGTATACGGTCGTACGTTTTCTACGATGACCGGCACGAGTTCGTCTTCCATTTGCCGCGTCCACGGTAACGCCGGCAAACCCGCTTTTAATTTTTCAATATTGCCGGCAATGCGCCACGCAAGTGTAGACGCGACCGGTCGTGTTAATGTTGTACCAGCCAGCGCACGAATCGAATCGAATAGCGCCGGCTGAGACACCGAATCGGGTAGCTCGGCTAACGTGTCGCGGCAAACGTCGCGCAGCGTGTCTCCGACCATATTTGCGTCGATATATGGTCGGAGGGCACGCTGCGCAATTCGGTCGCGGTACTGCCGAACGCGAATATAACTAAACGGTGGGCGTTTCATCTGACCCCTGCAGTGTTACAGGGCCAGCCGGTGCCGCAGGCGCCGGGCCGTCCGCAACCGTCAGTGTGCTTACATCAGATCCGCGCGACACGATCTTGCGATCAGGGTTATTAGCTTCCCAAGTCTGCCGCGCTTTCGTGCACGTTTCTTCTGCCGTAGTTGCCGTTTCTTTCACGGCAGCGGCTTCCTGCTGCAGCGCCAGAATAATCGTGCCGAGTTCGCTAGACAACAGATTAGAAATGTCGCCGACGCACACGACATTCTTCACGTGCGCTACCGTCGGTTCAGACTCTTTGCCGTCCTTTACAGAGCGAAACGTGATCGAGATGTCTTCGATCTTCAACGTCTGCGGAATAGGGTCGCTAAGCGATTTGCCGTGCAGCTCGGTGCCGATCTGTCGCAGGGCGTTAAATCGCGTATAGAGATCTTCCATGCGTGCTGCAGCATCCTTAATCAGCTCGGATGGATTGACCCGCACAGTCTGCGGCTGCTGACTGGCCGCGGCCTGAATTGCCTTCGCCAGCGCAGAAGCGTCCATTTTGAGCGGTACTGTCACGCCCATAGTTCCGCCGGCCGCAGGGTTTTCCGTCTTCGTCGCGTCAACGATCGTCGTTTTTGCCATTGCTTTGTCCTTAAAGAAGTTTCACTGCAAAACCAAACCAATACCGAAGGCCGCTGTGCTGCCCCGTATCTTCATCGTATAGAAGTTCGACCGGGTTTCCAGTGGCAATAAAAAAGTGTTTAACAGGTCCGGGAAGATACCCCGCGCAGGCAATACCCATTTGCAACATGAACGCCATGGCAAGGTCTGCCTTCGGATGGAGATCATACGAAAAAAGCGGAATCCGTAAATACTCGTCGTGCTCAGAAAATGCCCACGACGGCCGCTCTCCCGGAACATAGTGCTGATCCAACACGTACCAGTCAGACCCGCCGACGGCTTCAACCGGGTGAACGATCGCCGGCTCAAACGGGACGCCAGCCGGCCAGCCGTCTCGCGTTTTTTTCATATCTAAACGAGCAACAGATACCTTCATAGTTGGTAGTCGAATCCTATGGGTAGTTCGTTTTTGCCGCGCTTTGACCCGGCCGCTTCAACGCCGTCGGCATTGGCGTTGATCCAAACACCGTCGCGAAAATGCCCAAGCAAGAGATCCTGCTGTCGGCAAAGCTCGCCAAGCATTACGTCTACGCCGCGGTGCGTTAATGTTTCAGGCGGCCAATCAAAACGCCGCAGGACGTCTGTGCGGCCAGCCCACCAGCTGCCGGCGGGAAACTTTACGTACGCCTGCGGTTCTTTGCCGGCGTACCACGGCTGCGCTTTAATCCACGCGGCTTGGTTCCCTTCAAGCCTTGTGCGATAAATCGAACCGACGAAGTCATGAAACGAAAGCTGCTGCTGAATTCGCGGAAGCCACGCGGTCACGTCTGTTTCTGCAGCAATACAGGAGTCATCGTCAAACCACATGGTCAGCGGCGCAGTTGTGGGCTGCGCGTAAAACAACCGCCGCATCATCGGGTATTTCTGCGCGTTCTCCGCAGATTCAAATAACATAGCCTGCGGAAAATGCTCGGCGATTTGCTGACGAATGAACGCCCGCGTATCGTCGCCGATGGCGTTACAGCCAAATCGAAACTCGACTGGCTGGCGCGCAAGAACGCGCATGGGCGCGTTGAGCACGCGCTGCGCTAGCTTAAAGCATGTAGCGTCACTGCCGTAAAACAGTACACACACGCAGACCATAGCGGCTCCATCCGCCATAATGACTCCGTTCAGACCGACAGGTGCTTACGACGAGCCTACACGCGCCGCATTAAGACTATCTCAAAACTTAATCGGCGCTAGAGCGGCTTTGGCCACCGCAACCGGCAATACAACCGGCGGCGTACGTGACCGACCCAGCAAAGTCATCGCGCGAACGACATCCTTTTCTTCCGGCGCTTTGCCGCGCTTTACTGCTTTTACCATTTTGTCGATCGCCTGCAAAAATGACGTACGGTCGCTTACGGTCGAGAAGTTAAACCGCACAGAGAACTGCGTTACGGTTTTACCGGCGTGCTCGTCAGCCACGTCGCAACGTTCCCAAGTCGACCGTTCAGCGCCGCGCGTATAAACGCAGCTAAGACGGCCAAGGAAATCATAAACAACGAGGACCGGAGATTTGTCCACGTCGGCCACCAACGAGAACACGTGCGGAAACTGCGTGGCGGGAATAAACGGCAATTTCTCAACTACACCCTCCGCAAGTTCGAGTCGCTGGATTTGCAACGGAAACGTGCGGTTACCCAGCTTGTCGTCTTTGATGAAAAACTCAGACTCCAGCGCGCCTACGCCGGGTTCAATTACAATCGGGACATTCTTTACGGAAAACATAAAACCTCCTATCGCGTCATGTCGGAACGGCGACGCGGGGAAGCATCTTGCTCTTCCGTATCGTCTTCAACTTCTTCTCGTTTGTTCAGCTCTTCCTGAACTTTGGCGCACATTGCGCGGTGATCAGCCACAAGATCCGACATTTTGTCGAAGTTCTCGATAATTTCCGCAAAATATCCCTGCGTTGTTGCATCAAACTTAGTCGGCGACGCATTTGCGATGTCATCGTAAATATTGTCGCGCTTTTCGTTCAGCCACAGCGTTTCGGATCGCGCGATCCAACGCCGCTGATGCTGTAATAAATCGTGCAGCTGCTGCTTCAGGCCCTTGGGCGCCTGATGCGTGCGCCCGCTACTCTTCTGCTTGCCCCGCATCTCCTGCAGCTCGGTAGCCAGCGTACGAGCAGTGTATGCTTCTTCAGCGCACTTCTCCTCGATGGCTGCGCGCTGCTGATCGTCGGGAATCTGCGCCAGCAACTGTACGTGCGACGTTGTCAGCCGCCACCGCGGACGATCGGGGCAGCGCAGCGACAAGAGCCGGACGATCTCAGCCTCGCTGGGATACTTCTCGAAGAAGTTTACAGCCCCGCGAAGCTGATCCACGGTGTACACAGGCGCGAAAATCGACATGAGCAAAGCCGCGCCGTCGATATGCTGTGCCTGCTGTTCCGCGGTCAGGTACTGCTCGGGGTCGCCCTTGACCTCTGTAATGAGTCGGCCAATCCGCCAGTACGCCGTCAGACTTGCGGCCTGCGCGTCACTAAACAGATTGTCGATCTCAGACACTACATCCTGCAGTGCCGGCGTCAAATTCTCCACGGCTGCTAAATATGGCGAATTTCTCGATTCAACAAGGTCAGCTTGAATCATCGCCGCGGCCTTTGACTTCCTACCCATAAAATCTCTCCTTGAAACGTGTAATCAACCTATTTATGTTTCCGACTTTTTACGTCGGGAATCAACAACTTGAGTGCTGTTGTTTGAAGCATGTCGCGCAGCGTATGGTAGTGTCCGCGCGAGTATCGAAGAATAGAACAAAACAAGTCATACGCTGTGCGAGTGCGCAGCACTTCTTTTGTGTAAACATCAATCGGATCGCGGGGCTCAATATCAGCCCCGACTACCGCCGCGTTTTTGACGATTTGTTTGGCGTCTTCCCGCGGCACTTTGAATTTTCCAAGATACGCGATCCACTTCTCGTTTGCTGCTTCCATCGTGGCGCGATCTGGCGAAAACTCTAACGACAAGCCGGCTAGCGCGCGCACGCGTTTCGCCACCACGTCCATGTCGATTGCCCGTTCGGCAACCTTGGCCGCCAGAATAGACGTCCGGCCAATCAAGTCGGCGCCGGTGTGATTCAATCTGCCACCGACGCCCGGCGGCGAAATCGCAGCGCCAAACCGGGTATACACGCACGTAGACGCACGAATTGCGTTACCTGTGTCTTCGCGATTTGAGAAATACCAGCCGCCGGCGAACGAGTGGCGCGGGTCGATATAGATATCAGTACGGCGCGATTTGGGGTCGATGAAATACAGCCGCAGTTCGCGACCCAGCAGCTCAGCCCGAAAAAACTCAGCGGACGGTTGTTTGTCTGCCAACTCGTTCCGTACGGTCTCCAGAAACACGCTGTTATCGAGCATCCTGTGGTCGAGCCCTAGGAAGCCCTCAATCGTCTGCTCGCGGTGATTCACGAGCAGATTGCGCTCGCGAAGCGCATCAAAGCGGACCCGCAGCGTTGTGTTGTACACGCTGACAGCCGCCGCTATGTCAGTCGCGCGCTCCAGCGATTTAAACTGTCTAACGTTTTCGCCAGACAGCTCATTAAACAGTTGCGACAACCCGACAGATAATACAGATGCCAACGCACGAAAGCCGATGGCGTTGAACCGGTAGCCGTTTTCAAGAATCCGTCCGTCAGGCCCCATGATCAGCTGGGACTCTTCTACGATCGGAACGGACTCGGTACTGGCGGAGCGTGTCTCTAAAAAATTGCGGCAGTCCTCGTACTGCTGCGCCGAGAAAGAGAAAGCCGGCACGGGCGCAAACACACTGCGGCTTGTTGACGCAACCGACGACATCCGACGCTCCTACCAATCAGTCGTAAAACCAGTCTGATCCGACTGTCCCGAAGAACATGGCTGTTGGCTCGACAACCAGCGGGCGTGTGCCTTGCCCGAGATTAAGGCGCCACGATACGCGCGGCTGATTTATGTCCTCTGTTTCGTAGTTGTGCGCGCAAAACATGGTCCGCACGACAGGGAAGCAGAAAATAAACCGACGGCTGCTGTCAATTTCATCGCGATGAAGACTTTTGGCAATAGCAGAGCACAGACGATTTTTGCCGTTGCTGGATATCTTTAACAGATCTGCCAAAGTAATTTCGTGTAGCCGTGGGATACGCCGACCACATAATATGCCCGGAAAGCGCTGAAACGTTGAGTTGAACCAGCTGAAGTTTAACTTGTCGTGTCCGGTCATATTTCGGCATTCGTTTGCGTATCGTCCCCAGCCGGATACTGAAATTCCGCACTCTTTAAACACGCGCTTGATAATGCGCTCTTCAAACGCCAGCTGCCGCTGAAACCGAATAGCTTCCGCGCCTTGGCTGTCGTTACTGAACAGCTCGCCGAAGAACTGGTCGCGCGGGTCAGCCATTTGACTGCTCGCGCAAACCCTTGAAAAACTCGCGCACAGATTCCGGGCTGGCGAGCGGCGCCCAGTATTCGAGCGACAGATCGGCGGCTAGCTCTGCCCCGGTAACCAGCGACTGTTCGCCACTATTTGGATCGACGGCGAGCACTCTTTCGTCGCGGCCCGGCATTCGTTCGTTTACGCTGATCCAGTTTCCCAGTTTTAACTTTTTCATACTGCGTCCTTTCTGTGCCTGTAATTGCCGAAATTTGCTTCAGCAACTCATCGGCTTCAATTATTTTGTCGCAGGCTGATTCCCCGGGCTGGACGCACTGGTGTGTTGCCAGTACGTCCCGCACCACCCACGCCAGCCAGCCAATTTCATCCGTGGTGAACGAAATGGTCATGCCGAGTTGATGTGTCTCTTCACTGCTCATCGGGTTCGCTCGCGAATTTAGGGCCGCCGACAATGATGTTGTCCATATAGTTATCTAAATCTTGCCCGGCGTAAGCGTAAAACGACAGCTTCTCGCCGGTGGCGTGATTAAACTGCGTGAGCATCACGTAGATGTGATGATCGTCTAAAACCGCGCCCAGCATGTTGTCCGGGTTTAACGCCGGATCAACTTCTTCGCCGAGGTTGTTCGGCGTACTTTGCACAACAAAACCGTTTTCAGTCGCGCTTCTGACAATCACCGGTTGCGCCGGTATGAAGTGGTTTGAAAAGTTCTTCTGCCCGTCATACGGACCGCCGTACAAAACATACGACTGCGCCCCGCCGAAAAACTCTTTAAGTTGTTCGGGGTCCATGTCGTCAAAATCCGTATCGTCAATATCGTCAATATCGTCGTAGTCCATCACTCCACCTGTCCAAGAGGATCAAAGTCGGCAGCCACAACTTCACCCACAACGCTCGACGCGGCCATCAGCTCAGGCACGTCAGTCATCTGGTTATTCTTCAACTCCTCCATGACCTGCTCGCGATAACGGCGCGCCGGGTCACAGACGGTGTAGTCGTTGACACCTAACAGGCCGTGCAGCATCCCCAATACCTTCGGATTGTCTTCGAGCATGATGGATGCCTCGACTTCCGAGACGGCCTCCTGCTTCGAGATGCCGAGAGCTTTGGAAAACACCAGCGGCGTTTCAGCGTTTTTGGTGCCGTGCTTGTACTCCAGATCGCAGACCTGCTTGAGCAGGCCCGGTAGCTTGGGGTCCATGCCGGGCACTGGCTTGCCGTCGCCGGCCTGCAGCTCCATGAGCAGCCGAATAGACGCGGTGTGCCAATCCCAGAAATGAAACTGCTGATTCTTGAACGTCTCGTTGCCGTTCTTGTCAACGCACGGGACGATCTCGTTGTACCACAGCAAGTTAACAACAATCTTGCGCCCGGGCGCGCCAAGGTTGTTCTTCGTCGCCGTGATACGGATTGACGAACCCTCGTAACGGCTGGGGATGTTCTTCTGCGACGCGCGGGACATATCGAGAATCAACGTCGGGTAGTAGTCGAGGCTCGCGCCGCCCGGAGCGTACTTCTTCGGCGGGCCGAAACCCATCGAGTTAATCTCCTCCTTCAGGTGGTTGGTAGCCACCAACGCGATCGGATAGTGCCGCAGCGTGGGCACCAACGCCGTCCGCATGAAGTCAGACAGGTTCCGCGCCAGATACGGGTGACCCGCTGCGGCGTGACCCTCGTCAGCTACTTTCTCCACGCGCCGATCGACCTCGACGGCGGAGATAGAATCAACGCCGATGCAGATCGGGATCACACGGTCGGGCGAGTTAGCCGCGTCGATCTGCTTGTGAATAGCCTGACAAAAGCCCATGTACGCCTTCTGCCACTCTTCCACGCTAGCCGCCGTCTCAACGCGTGTCCTGCTGATGTACTGCTGGTTGTGACCGAATAGCCCAGCCATCATCGTCGGCGAGCCCTTGTTCTCAGTGTCGATCATAATGGCGCCGCCGCCATACATATGAAACCAGCGCATGATCTCGATCAGCAGCGCCGACTTACCGGAGCTGAACTCGCCGCGAAGCTGCGTGAACCGCGACAGCGGAAAGATGTTTGCCTGCAGCAAATACCGCGCAGCGAGCGTCGGGAGCGGCAGGCC